CCGCACGCATAAGCGTCGAATGGCTAGTTGGAAGATTCGAGGGACTCCCAGCTGGTATAAATAGGTTGATGAAAACCTTTTCCGAATACCTAACAGAAGCCAAGAAAGAAGGGCATGGTCTCCATGCCTTCGACGTTGACGACACCCTTTTCCACACAACGGCAAGGGTTAAGGTCATGCACGGAAACAAAGAAGTCGGCTCTCTGAGCAATTCTGAGTATAATACTCACAAACTCCCTAAAGGTCACCACTATGACTATAGCGAGTTCCGCTCGGCTGAGAAGTTTGACAAAGAGTCCAAACCAATGACTCGAATGCTTTCTAAGATGAAAGCAATTCATGCCAATGCAAAGAAGACTGGCAGCAAAGTTATCATTGCAACAGCCAGAGCAGACTTCGACAATAAGGACAAGTTTCTGCATGCTTTCCGCAAGCATGGAGTTGACATCGATAATATCCATATTCATCGCGCTGGCAATGATAAGAGCGAAGGGACTGTAGCTGAGAAAAAGGCACGCATCATCAGCAAAGAAATTACAGCTGGTGCACACAAACGTGCAACTCTATATGATGACAGCAAGGATAATCTAAAGCATTTTCTTGCTCTTAAGAAAGATCATCCTGATGTGGAATTTAAAGCCTACCACGTGCAACCGAACGGAAGTGTTGTGAGACATACTGAGGAATAACCTGTGCCTACATACGAATTCTTGAATAAAAAGACCAAGAAGATTGAAGAACATACAATGTCGATTTCCGCTTATGATGAGTTCAAAACCAACAATAAGCACCTAGAAAGATACCATAGCAGTGCTCCGCTGTTCAGTTACAGTGGCACTGGTGACATGGGTGGCAAGAAGACCGACAATACTTGGAAAGAAGTTATGCATAAGATTGCAGAACAGAATCCTCGCAGTCCTCTTGCCGATAAGGTGCTCAAGAAAACTAGCAAACGCATCAAGACCGATCAGGTTCTTAAGAAGCACAATGCGTTTCAAAGCAGTTAAAGAGAGGCAACTTGTCTAACAAAAGAAAAACAGCAAGCAATACAATCATTGAAGTTGAAGGGGAAGAAAAGAAAGTTCTACCAAGGGTCAAGCCCAGTGAACTTCGAACATTCTCTCCACTAACAGAAAACCAAAAGAAGTTCTTTGATGCCTATACACGTGGTGATTATTTCCTTATGCTTACTGGTTCTGCTGGTACAGGAAAGTCTTTTATTGCTTGCTATAAGGCGATCGAAGAAGTTTTTGACAAGAACAGTTCCTTTAAGCGTGTTGTTATTGTTCGTTCTGCTGTTCAGTCTCGCGATGTCGGCTTTACGCCTGGATCGCTAGAAGAAAAGATGAGCCTGTATGAACAGCCTTATATGCAAATCTATCACACTCTGTTCAATCGTCGTGATGCCTATGAGTATCTGAAAGAACAGGGTCGAATTGAGTTCATCTCTACAAGTTTCATTCGTGGTATGTCTTTCGACGATTCGATTATTATTGTAGACGAATGTCAGAACATGAACTGGGAAGAATTGTCAACGATTATGACAAGAGTTGGCTATCGTTCTAAAATCATCTTCTGCGGCGATTACAGGCAGACTGACCTATACCGCAAGGCAGCAGACAAGTCTGGGTTGTGGAAGTTCCATGAGATCGCCAAGACGATGCCTTCTTTTACAAGCGTAGAGTTTACCACTGATGATATTGTGCGCTCAAGTCTTGTAAAAGACTTCCTGATTGCCGTTGACAAATTTGAGTCGCAACAAAATGCTTGACTTTTGCTCTTGACTAGAGTATAATAGACTATGTCGGCTATGATGAAAGGAATACTATAATATGTTTATGTTTGATATTGAGACTCTTGGCACTGAATCAACTAGTGTGGTTCTTTCAGCCGCGATCACCTACTTCGATTTCTCTGATGCAATCGAAGATCGCTCTACTGAAAACTTGGTCTCTGAATACAATCGCTATGTGATGACCTCTTGCTTTGTAAAGTTCAATGCGATTGAACAGCGAGACTTGGGTCGAGTTGACACTACTGGCACCAAGGAATGGTGGATCAAGCAGTCTGAGATGGCGAAGGAAATGTCTCTCTACGCCAAGGACGATGATCTTTCTATAGCTGAAGGGATTGCTAAGATTAATTCTTACATTAATGCACACGGTGGACCCAATCAGATTGTATGGGCACGTGGTTCGCTAGACCAGATGTGTTGGGATAGTCTCTGCCGTTCAGTCGGTCAAGAGCCTCTTGTCAGGTATAACATGTGGCGTGATGTGCGCACTGCGATTGATCTTCTTGCCTCTGACTCAAAGGGTGGCTATGCAATGATTCCTGGCTTTGACCCCGACCTTCATGTTGTGAAGCACATTCCACAAAACGATTGTGCACTGGATATTATGGAACTCTTGTACCATGTTTGATTACAAAGTGTGTGCCAACTTTAAGCATATAGAGCATGCCTTTCCCAAACTTCTTCGCGAAGAGGTTGAAGGGTCTCGGCGTTATGTCACTCCCACTGGTGAGAAGTATGCATCAGTGACGACTGTTCTTGCTGAATATGGCAAGGAAGGAATCATGGAGTGGCGCAAGCGAGTTGGTGAAGAGAAAGCTAATCAGATCTCTCGCACAGCTACGACTCGCGGAACTGGTGTTCATGCTGCCATTGAGAAGTATCTGAAGAACGAAGACATGACTGATCATCAGATGATGCCGAACGTCAAGACTTTGTTTGTTCGCATGAAGGAAGAACTCAAGAAAATCGACAATATTCACTGCTTAGAGACTCCGCTGTTCTCACACAAGCTGAAGCTGGCAGGAACGGTTGACTGCATCGCCGAGCACAATGGAGTGCTCTCGGTCATTGACTTCAAGACTTCTATTCGGCTCAAGAAGAAAGAGAACATTGGCAGTTACTTTATGCAGTGTGCAGCCTATGCTGAGATGTTCACTGAGATGACTTGGATCCCGATCTCGCAAGTTATCGTCCTGATCGGCGTAGATACCGCTAATTTCTGCCAGACTCTGAAAGTCAGCGGCGAAGAACTAAATATGCATAGGAATAATTTGCAAACTTACATCGATAAGTATTATAACAGCGTAAACACTTAGGTAAAGGTATTCTGGACGGGGAGTGCGACTCTCCCCCATCTCCACCAATTTAAAGTACCCCAGACGCCTCTCTTCTAGAAGCGCACCAGCTGGGGTCATCTATGGGGGTGCGGAGTTTCGACAGGGTAAGTAATAGACAAAGTGCGCTCGAAAGATGACTGACGTAATCAGCATAAAAAAGTAAATGCAAATGATAGCAATTACGACATGGCTCTTGCTGCCTGAGGCAGTATAGATTACCAGAGTTGACCGCTTGGTAACAGAAAGGTCAGGTTGGTGGTGTAAAAGCCACCAGCCTTTTCTTTCCACTGCATAAATGGGAGTATAACATGACGGCAGTACAAAACTACATTGACAAACACCACGATCTACTTCTTCGCTTTGGTGGTTTAATTTGTCTCTCGTTCTTAATTCTTTTCGTTCCAATGCATACGCTAGTCACGATGCAAAGAAATCTTGATGAACATGTTGCCAAGGAACAAGCACTCAAGGCAGAGATTGCTGATCTGACTGAACAGATGGGTGTATATAAGGTTGCCTATGCAAAGCAACAGGCAGTACAGAAAGAAGTTCAGTGCCTCACTCAGAACATCTACTACGAAGCTGGCTCAGAACCAAACGCTGGTAAGATTGCTGTTGCTGAAGTGACGATGAATCGCGTCAAGAGCGGATATGCCAAGACAGTCTGCGGTGTTGTCACTCAGAAGAACAATGGCATCTGTCAGTTCTCTTGGGTTTGCTCGCCGAAGAAAGCAATCAATTCAATGAAGAATTGGGTTGAGTCAAAGAAGATTGCTGAGAACATTTTGATTTCTAGGAAGAAGTACGGTATAATAGGTAATGCGACGCATTTTCATGCTGACTATGTTGACCCTGCTTGGGCTGATAGCAAGAAGTATGTTTCCCAAATTGGTCGACACGTGTTCTATTCAGAGAGGTTAAAGGATGGCAAGTAGAGAAGAAAAGAATCAGTTCTCAATGATGATCATGCGCTTGGCAATGGAAGCTGGCACCGATCATATGGATACTATTGCAACTTATTGTGAAGATCATAACCTTGAAATTGAAATGGCAGCTACACTCATCAACGATTCATTGAAGAGTATCATAGAAGGCGAAGCAATGGAACTACGGTATCTTCCTCGCAGCTCAAGGCTTCCAATCTGATTTATGAATGGCTATGAGTTCTACAAGCTGTACAATGCAATCAAGCTGCATTTCTCTAGCGAGGGTTACAACTTCTTTACCTTTGATGGACACATTCGATCATCGGTAGATGCGTTTGAACGTCGTAAGGACAAGTACATCTTCCATAAACTTGCAAGGATGTACAAGGAAGATGAGGCTGTGAGTTTTCTTGTTGCCAATTTTGTTGCTGGCAATGCAAGCTGGTCTAGAAAACTTGTGTCTAGTGAAGCTGCTAAAATCTATGCAGAATGGCAGCGCACTACAGAATCAATGAGCGAGACGTTTAAGAATGATCTTGCTCGCGTTGTTCCAGTTCCGACTGAGTTCAACAAACTATTCGAAGTCAATGATGGGCAGTTACCAAGACTCTTTGTATGTCTTCAGCAGAAAGATGTTACAATAGAGACCATGGTAATTCTAAACAACATTCTTGGCTTCATAAAGGTTTGGGATAAGAAGATAGAAGACGATGTCATCTATCCCAAAGCGTCAATGAAGATCCGCAAATATGGCGCGTTTCTTTCAGTGAACGTCGACAAGTATAAAAACTTGTTGAAAAATTACTTGACTTCTGGTTGAGTTTACTATATAATGATATGGTGATGAAGAAAGTGGATAAATTGTCTATACATTTAATACAAACATACGGAGTATACAAACATGAGTTTATCAAATCTTAAGAAGGGTTCTTCTCTTGACAAGTTGAAGCGTGCTGTTGAGCAATCACAGTCAGGCGGTGGTGGAGAGAAGAAGGGTGCTGATGATCGTTTTTGGTCACCCGACGTTGATAAGGCTGGTAATGGTTATGCTGTGATCCGATTCTTGGATACACCAGCAGTTGATGGTGAAGATGGGCTACCTTGGGTACAGATCTGGAACCACGGCTTCCAGGGTCCTGGTGGCTGGTACATCGAGAACAGTCTGACCACTCTCGGCAAGGCTGACCCTGTTTCTGAGCATAACACCGTTCTATGGAACTCTGGCATCGAAGCCAACAAGGAAATTGCACGTAAGCAAAAGCGTCGTCTTTCTTACATTGCTAATATTCTTGTGATCTCTGACGCAAAGCGTCCTGAGAATGAAGGTAAGGTGTTCCTTTACAAGTTCGGTAAGAAGATCTTTGACAAGATCAATGAGCAGCTGGCACCACAGTTCCAGGATGAGACTCCTCTCAATCCGTTTGACTTCTGGAAGGGTGCAAACTTCAAGATCAAGATTCGTCAGGTTGAGGGCTATCGCAACTATGACAAGTCTGAGTTTGAGGGTGCTTCAGCATTGTTCGAAGGTAATGATGATAAGATTGAGAAGGTCTGGAAGAATGCGTATTCCCTAAAGGAATTCGTAGACCCTAAGAACTTCAAGTCTTATGATGAGCTGAAGGCAAAGCTGAACAAGGTTCTTGGTGCCGGTGGCGCAACGGCTGCTGCTGCTAAGAAGATTGACGATGAGGAAGCAGATGCTCCTGCTCCTCGTTCGGCTTCTTCCAAGAAGGCGACTGCTGAGTCGGTCAGTCTATCTGACGATGATGATATGTCTTACTTCGAACAGCTAGCTGCTGAGTAAAACTTCTTCAATAAGCACAGAGTGCGTTTAAGTTGAAGTTTAAGAGGGGACTGGAAACAGTCCCCTTTTTTATGCGTATTCACCGAGAGTTTGATTGGTCACAAACGCATTAGAGTCTTGATTGATGTCAGCTTTTCTACTGACTAATGCAACTTGTTTTGCGATTTGTGCTTGTTGCTGTCCTAATTGAGCAATACCAGCTAAAGCAATATTTGTATCACCACTCATCAGTTTCATAACTTGTACTAGTGTTTTTTGATCATCTGAAACAGATTCAGTTAAAGATGATGACGCTGCAGCGACTTTCATGTCTCCGCCAGTTTTACTTGTTGATGCAGCCAGATCATCCACCGTGATAATTCCATCACCATTTACATCTAACCCTTTATTCATTCTATAAAATTCCGCAGTAGCTGGATCATTTTGAGCAGCTAAGAACCCTGTGTGTTTCTTTGCCATTCCAGGAACAAAGACATAGGAATATATTTCTCCTCTACCAGAACCCTTTGGTAATCCGACCATATCAAAATACTTCTCGACATATTTCATCTGTTGAGCGCGTGTCATACTTTTTAATGCACTTGTACTAGTTCCTAAATCTGATGCAGTTCCTTTTGTAAACTGAATTAGTCCAGTTGCTCCGATAGAATTTTCTATAGAAGGAGACAATCCGCTTTCTCTGTACATAACTGCAAGTAAATCTGCTGGATCTATTTGAAATTTGTCTGAGACTCTTTGTACTTCTTTCATAAACTGATCGTCAGAGTTTAATACCTTTGACACTTGCGGGGCTGCTTGAGTTCTAGACGCGATACCAGAAACACTATTATCAGATTTATCTGCAGCTTTAGAATTATCGTCAGAAGATGTTTTTAGCGGATTGTCTAATTTTCCATCTTCAAAGAACAAGGAAAACAGTTTTGATCCCATCCAGCCTTCGACTTCGCTACCTTCCATCAATACACTTGCCGCTATAGAAGCAACGCCACCAGCAATACCACCAGCAACTGCACCAAGCAACCCACCTCCAGGCGGGAATACAGTTTCACCTAATACAAATCCAACCAGCGCACCTGCGCCAGATGCTCCGAGCGTGTTGGCAAAATTGCTCAGCAAGCCAGTCATTTGTTTCTTGTAGTCTTCATGACTCATCTTGTTTTCACGCGAATGATATTCAATATTAAGACTGCGCATCTGAGTGTATTGATACACAAGATCAGCTATTAAAAACGGAGATAGCTTTTGAATAAACTTAGACTTCGCAAGCCAAGTTCCAATTTTTGAAATCTTATCAGAGAATGGAACACTAGTTCTTACAAATCCTCTCGCAGCAGTTTTTGTCTTTTGATATGATGAAACACCTGCTCTTCTCGATTCTCTAGCGGCTGCTCTTTCAATATCTTTTGCAGTTTTTGTGCCTTTAGATGCTTGTGTTAAGTCATAATTTTTTTTCTTGACGAATTGTTTAGCTGCCTCATACTCTGCTTTTGAGCCTCTTCTTTCTTGTATGCTTTTAAGAACTGCAGATGCTCTGTCTCTAGCTTCTGATGCTGCTTTCACAGCTGCAGCTGTTTTTGCCATTTTAGCTGCTCGCGCAGCTGTAGCAGCTGCTTTTAGAGATTTAAATCCTCTAGCCCTGACCTTTCCTCTAACGAATTTCGCGCCACCAAGAAGCATACCACCAGCAGCTAATAGTGAATACGATCCAACTCCAGCTGCTCCTGCCTCTAATAATGGGTCATATTCTTTAGAAAACTCTTCTAAAATGGGATTATCCACACCTGGAAGCCCCTGTTTTCTTTTACGCGCTCTTTCTTCTGCACCAGAAATAATATCAAAGGATTTTTTGCCAGCATAATATATTCCAGCAACAGGAACTGCAGAACTAACTGCAGTTTTTACTGCTTGACGAATAATACTGGAAGAGGCAGCAGCTAATACTGCTGAAACTTTTGCAGCATCTTCTTTCTCTAGTCCAAGTCTTTGCATATACTTATACAGTGCAATTAATGAAGCACCAGCTAATGCAGCCTTCGCCATCACAGTCAAACCATCTTCAAGTTTTTCTTTTGTAGTTTTCTTAGGACCTGTAGAAACATTTCCCATTCTGTTGTCTTTGCCAGAATGTAATTCAGCCAACTGCTGATTAATTTTGTCAATTTTTCCTTTGACAGTTTTCTCGCGTAATGGAACTTTTATTGCATTTAAATTAACAGTCGCATTCATCGGGTTTACTCTTCGACTTCCTCGAAAGTATCCAATGTCATTCATGATTGTGCTTATTAATGCTGAATTTCTTTCAGTTGCTACACTCAAAGTGGATATCTGTTTTTGTAGCTGTGCGATAGAAGAAACTGTATATCCCTTGAATTTTTGCTCCGACGTATCTCTTTGTTTTCGCTCGTCAGGCTTGAACAGACCATATTTTCTTTCTGCAATAGAAGCTAAAGTGTCTGAGCGAGTTATGGTTTTTACTAGTCTATAGATAATAACAGTCGACTGTAGTCTTTGTCTTACAGTTTCCTTCAAGACTTTGGACAAAGGTGCGCCTCTGCTTGAAGACTGCATAGAAATTAATTGAGCAGTAACGTCAGACAATGCCATTATTTTCTTCTCTTATTTTTAGTTCTAGAAATTAGTGAATTCATTTGCGACTCTTGTTCCATCTTTTTCTGTTTAATCTTTTCTGACTCTTCTTTTACCCAACTGTTGACCATTCCAATATATGTGTCGCGTTCCCATGGAATCATGTTTTCTAGTTCAGTCAAAGTATATTTGTATTGATGAACCATTGTGAACATGTTGCTATAATATGTTTTCAAAGAAGCATTACGAAAGGCTAGATAAAAAAATCGTTGAGTCCCTCCATAGTCAACTCATGATGAAATCCACACTTCTGGCAGTCATGCTGAATATTATATGTAATCGTTGGCAGAAGTTCAAAGAAGTCTGTAATTTTATCAAATTGTTCTTGAGTTAAACTGTCTAAGAAGGCATAGAATTCTTCTTTATCTGTTTCGCTGGCATAGTGTAATTCGTCTTTATCAAAGATGTATTCTGTGCAGCTGAAGATCATATCGAATACTTCTTTGCTACCTTCAGACATCAAAAGATTGTCCATTGACTTGAACGTCTTTAGGTTTGGATACTTCAGCTGAATACCAATATCCTTGGTGATGTAAATCTTGGTTGGTAGATCGTCAATAGGTGGTTTAATATCTAGAAGGTTTACTTCAATAGGCATCATGTGCATGCATTGCACATCTTCATCAAGACCTTCTTCAGTTTTAGTTTTTCCGACAACATTTCTACAGACATAATACGTCTCTACCTTCTCGCCGATCGATCTAGCGCGAATGTTTAAGAACAGATATTCAATATCAAAGATCGGAATCTTGTCGATATCTAATTCGTCAACCAAACAGTTGTTGATGACTTGTTTAATTGTGCTCATAATTTCTGCGTCATTAGAAGACTGCAATGCCATCAGGAGCAGTTTCTCTTCCTTGACTAAGAATGGTCTGAATCTGATTGGGTCTGCTACTGAAACCAGCTTCAATTCAAAGATCGGCAAATCAATTTTAGGTAAAGCCATAAAACTCTCTCATATTAAATAACCGTGAACGATTCATATGCCCAATTAACTGTGACTCTGTGGAATCCATCATCTGACCAGTTGGAAGACATGTTTGCAACGGAGACTGGATACGCATTCTTAAACCTAATCGTGTAATACTTGTCCCTTACAGAATCACCAAACCCCTGTGCAGAATTAATCTTGTTTACGAATTTCTGAGCGACTGATGTTGTATTAAACAGGTTTGAAGAGTCTAGAAATTTGCTGTTAAGAAGGTTGACGTCATTCAGTAGAGACGTTAATCCCCCAAGCGACTTGGTGTTTTTCTGAACATCAGTGAATTGAAGTAATTGCATATCTGCAACGCACTCATCAAAGTATAAATTATCTGTTGTTGGATTAGCACCACCAAACGCATTCTCTATCCAATTATTAAAAAACATATAAACTGGAACATCAACATTGTGAAGAAAGGTCATTGTAACTTCATTAAGGTCTCTTGAATATGGCACTCGAATTCTATTCGTACCAGGGATCTTATAGTCTTTGGTTTGAACAACAGACCCAGGAAATTCTACCGATTCACACAAATAAGACAATCCTCTTGTATAGGCATCCCCACCTAAAAATGAGGGTGCAACTGGAAGCATGAATAAAAACTGTGAAGACCTTAAAAAGTCTTGCCCCATAAACTTCTGTAAAGAAGCAACAGATGAGGTTGTTGATGTCGATGTAGATTTAGGTCTTGTTCCAGATACTGTGATTTCTTCTAAGTCGTCCATTATTTGTTATACACCATTTTTTGTACAGGTAAAAAGATCGCAGTTTCCCAGCTGTCTGGTTCGACGTAGACCATCGACGACATCACGTGCTCAATCAGATAGCGTTTGATGCAAGGCTGAACCAATGAAAATGATCTAGACTTCTGCAGTAGAGCATAAGATAAACGAAACACAGTCGTGTCATCATATTTATCGTTGTTTATGAAATCGTGGAGTCGATCCAACAGAGTCAGTCGGCTATATGGGTCTAGATAATGCAGATTCATTCCAAGGAATCCGTCGTCGTAGATCTCCATAGGGATGACAAGTGGAAACTTGTCCCAGACTGGAAGCGTGTCTTTGTGTTTCGGGTCGTAGTGGAAAAGATACATCTTGCCAATAAAGGCTCTGGCTGAGATTCTGGAAGCGTCGTTTATAACATTGGCTCTGTTGGTCGCCAGCGTGAATCTTGACAGCTTTGATCCCAGCCAGGAACGCGCTGCAGCTGTTCTGGGTTTGATCCCAACAGCATTCATTTCTTTGCTCAGTTTGTCCAATAGTGATGGCATCAGATTCCCAACTCTTTTTCGGTGACCAACTTGAATTTCCAGTTTCGATCTTTACAATATTCAACAGCAGCTTTCCACTTTGCCTCATTAATTCCATAGGTCATCACTTCCTGGATGACTTTTTTCGTCACTCGTTTTGCGACCTTCGGAGGCACAGTCTGAGCGGCAGGTTTGACCTCTAGGATTATTCCTTCCAGCAAACCAGCCTTGTTTCTAACTCTCACAAAGAAGTCTGGAAAATAACGATGAACTCTGTTGTCAATCGGTGATAAATAGGGTATGACGATTTCTTCACTTGACCATTCAACAATGGTGGTGTTTTCATCCAAATAAACCATAACTCGGCGTTCCCAAAGAGATCTGTAGAAGATCTTGGTGGGATCACCTAAATATTTATTAGCGTTCTTAGGAACGAATTTACCAGAATAAGCCATAAGGGTATTTAGGCGCATGCTACCAATCTACAAATACAACAAACCCAAACTGCAAAATGCATTAACGGATGCATGGAAAGCTGGTTGGGCATACTCTGCCGAAACTGCTAGAGTTCAGATAGCTGGTGCTACAGGGATTGACCCAGTAGCCGCTGCTGCAAAAGTCGGTGTAACAGGTGGTAGAGGTGGAAAACGAGGCACACCTTCTGTAACCATTACTGATATTCAAATTGGATCAAGTGGTGATGGATACACGAGATTTTTAAATAATGAAGGTGAGCTAGATAAGACTGCTCTTCAAATTGCCAAATTTCCCCCAGATATGGAAGAACGCAATTTGCCTTATATGCTATTTACCATATTTGACAGCCAGATTGGAGCCGCGAATTCTGTTAGCAACGTTGATACCTCAATTAGAAGCGGAGTGCAAAAAGCTGCTGAAACTGGTGAAAAAGTTGGTAAAGTTGTAACAGGCGATCTCCAGGAAATTGTTATTACTGGTGTGAATAAAATTGTTAATGATGCAGGACAGCTTGCTGGATTCGGAAACGCTGCTGATAAAATTAAAACAAACTTCACGAACTTCGCTTTAAACAGAAATACTGTGCAGTCAACTGCGGCTATTGCACTTTATATGCCTGATGATATTAGAACCAGTTATACAAACGAATACGCTAACCCGAGCCTCACATCAAAACTTGGTTTAGCTGGATTTGCTACTCAGGCTATTGCTTCTAGAAAAGGTAATACGGATGAGACCGATCCATATCTGATAGAAGGGCTTGCGCGAGGTCTGGCGGCTGCTGGTGTTCCTGGTCTATCAGAAGCTTCTGATTTACTGCTCTATACAACCACAGGAAGATCGTTAAATCCTCAATTTGAAACTCTGTACACAGCACCTTCATTAAGACAGTTCGTATTCAATTTTGTACTTATTCCTAAAAATCAAAATGAGGCATGGGCGATACAGACAATAATTCAGAGATTTAAACGTGCCGCTGCTCCAATTATGAATGGTGAATCCACAGGCAGATACTTTATTCCTCCATCAAGATTCGAAATTGAATTTCATCACCAAAATCAACGAAATGAATGGCTGTTTAAAATTCAACAATGCGTTCTTCAAGACATTACAGTAGACTATTCTCCCGGACAATACGCCACTCATGCTGATGGATCCCCTGTTGAAACCAGATTATCGCTTACTTTCCAAGAAACGATTATTGTTGATAGAGATAAAGTAGATGCGGGGTACTGATGGAATATTTTAACTCTTTACCGAAAATGTTATACAGCTTTGATTTTGTAAATCAAAGCCCAACGGTTGTCACAAACATTTTTAATCGATTTGCAATTAAACAAGAAGTATTAAATCAGATTAATGCGTTCTACAAGTATCAGCTACAAGATGGAGATACTCCAGAAATCATTGCGTATAAACAATACAACAACCCAACTTTACACTGGATTATATGTTTCATTAATGGCTTGACTGATCCACAATTTGAATTTCCATTACCAACTGATGCTCTTGAGCGTCAAATTATCAAACAATACGGATATACCTCGATTGACCAAGCCTATACGGAAATTCACCACTATGAACTAGAAGTTGAAAATACATTAGCGGAAGTATACGGACCAACTACAGTTACCACCGAAAAACACATTGTCACATTACAGCAATACAGTTATGCCTCAAACACTCTGACCACAAATATCATAAACTCGCCAACAACTACAACAACGACGTTTAGAGCAAATAATTCTGATCCAGACTCAGTAATTACCTCCATTCTCACTGTTAAATCAACATACAAGCCAGTCTATGTATATGATTATGAGAATTCTTTGAATGAAGCAAAGCGTGAAATTAAACTTCTCAAGCCTCAATACGTTGAAGCAATGAGCAATGAATTGTTGACGGTATTAAATGGCTAACTTTGAAAATTCATCAACTCGAAGTGTAGTAGTAAATACCATTTCGATTATCCCTTCAGATGGAGTTGTATATTCCATCAAGGAGATAGTCAACAACATTAATATCTACGAAGACATATTCTCGCCTGTCACAACTGGGCAAATTGAAATTATTGACAGTGTTGGAATGCTCGCTGCGTACCAATTTCATGGAAATGAGTATTTGACTATCTCATTTAATCGCCCAGGAGAAAATGATCCCGATAAAAAATATGAAAGAAGTTTTCGTATTTTCAAAGTATCAGATAGAACTCCTGGCACTGGGCTAGATCAGAAATATGTTATGCATTTCTGCTCTGAAGAACAAATATTTTCTAATTCTCAGACAATATCACGCAGCTATAGAGGAAAACTCATAAGCGAATATGTAACCTCTATTTGCAAACAAGATCTTAAGATTCAAAGAATTGGGGAAATCCAGAAAACAGTTGGAATCCAGGATATTATTATCCCTAGAATGACTCCTTTACAGGCATTGAATCTGTTAGCAGCAAACTCTTTTAATGAGATAGAGTCTCCATATTTGTTTTTTGAAAACAGATTTGGGTTTAATTTTATGTCTCTTTCATCATTGTTTAGAACAGAACCAATTACTACTTTGACATACAGCACAGCTAAAATGACTAGAAAAGGTGATGAGGCTGCGTATCAAAATGCAAGCGAGATTGCGAATTTCAACGTGGCTAAGTCTTTTGATGTTTGGGCTGCAACCAAAAATCTAACCTTTGCAGGTAGATTATTTACACTTGACATTCTTAGACAAAAATATGTTAAACAAGACTATAATCTTAAAAAGGTAAATGAAAACAACTTTATTGATAAAGGCAATATGATTGTCAATAACATAAAAAACCGAAACGAAAAACCTTTGTATGAAGAGTATGAGTCTAATATTTGCTATTCAATAACCAACCACAATCAATCGAATGCACCATATCTGCTTTCTAAGGCGTATAGAGTAACAGACACTAACGTAGAAAATACATTAATGCAGCGTCAAGCATTACTGAATAACCTAAAAAGCGTGGTGATCGATTCTTGCGCTGTGGCTGGCAACCCAGATTTCTCTGTTGGGCTCACAGTTCATATAGATATGCCTGCATTTACTACCAATAAAGAAATAGAAAGAAATATTGATCCATACTTATCTGGGAAATACTTGATCACTGCAGTTCGTCACAATATAACAAAATCTGGTGGACTACAGACGTTCCTTTCTTTGGCAAAGAACTCGTATTACTCTCCGCTATATAATGTTGATTCGGCAACTCCTCTGTATAGAGCGGTGAGAAATAAATGATTGACAATTCTTTTATGGGAATGAACAACTTCGTCTGGTGGTTCGGAGTTGTTGAGAATCGACTTGATCCACTAGAACTAGGTCGCTGTCAGGTGCGCTGCTTTGGCTGGCACACCGAAGACACCACTCAGATTACTATCGACGATCTTCCTTGGGCGCATCCTGTTCTGCCATTTGGCACACCACTCATCAAGCCTCCAGCCGAAGGAACAATGGTCTTTGGCTTCTTTGCTGATGGAACAGATGGACGTTTCCCGATTCTGCTAGGAACCGTGCCAGGCATCCCTGAAGAAATGCGCGAGCCTCAGACTGGCTTCACCGATCCTTATACTGACGCCCAGAAGGCAAGTCATCCTTTCTTCCCAAGACGTCTAAAAGATTCGCTGGTGAGCATCAATGCTAGTGGACCAACGCTAAAGTCTGACGTCCCAAAGCGCAACCCAGTTGATCTGAACATTCCTTCGATCTCTAAACTAGCAAGACCAGATCGTATTGAAGGTGACGACGGCAGTTCTCTTGGTGTTCGCGGAGAGTCTATCGCGAACACGACTATTGACTTCCAGAGACAAAACCGTTTGGTTGGAATCAAAAGTGCTGGCGGCTACTCATGGCGCGAGTTTTTCCCGTCGTTCAATGCCAACTATCCATTCAACAATGTGACGGAAACAGAATCTGGTCACGCGCTAGAAATGGACGACACTCGTAACTTTGAGCGCGTGCAGTTATCTCACCGCACAGGATCGACGCTAGAGTTTCTACCTGATGGATCCGCCAAATTAAAGTCGTTCAATCATAAACAAGATATCACCATGGGTAACCATCAAGAATACGTCAACGGCAGTAAAGATACAACCGTGCAGTCGGACATGTTCCTGAGAATCAACGGCAAACTGGTGATTCAGTGTGACGGGATTGACATTATCTCCTCTGGCGATATGAATCTGAAAGGTAAGAACGTCAACATTACTGCAGGCGATGCACTGAACATCTATGCTGGTGGTAATGCAACGGTTTCTGGTCTGACTAAACTAGACCTGAGTTCACAGGGTTCTCTAAATGGATATGGTGGATCAGGAATGTCGCTAGATTCCGGTGGTCTGACTTCAATTTCAGGTGGACCAAATCCAACTGCTGTGCCTCCAACAGATCCTTTGACGACTGGAATTAAGATTACTGGACCTAACTTCTGGATTGGCACATTTTTGACAACGATGAACAGTGTGATCACGAACATTCTTCCACCAATATCATTTGACCCACAGCCACAAAGTAATGCAGGTGTTGCAAAAAGAGTTAGTATAGCACCGCCACTTCTTAGCAGAACAACTCCTTCGAACGCCAAAGTAAAAACAGATTCAATGGCATTCCTTGAGAAACAAGAAGCGAATGTCGCGACAAAGTTAGCCTAAATATGTGTGCTGATGCAATTCATATGGCAAACATCTGGGAATTGATCGCAAAGATTAATAAGGGTGAGAAAATCACTCGTAAAGAATATGACTATATCATTCGCGGGGGATATCCAATAAATTTGGTAAGACCCAATATAGAGGAGTACGTGTCTCAATTGGTTTAAGCAGTATTATCAAGTGGATTCTATGTCTGATTGGAGGTATGCCTCTTCTACAGACGCTTGCGCTCACCTTCAGTGCAACGCCGATCCCTTTTGGAGCAGGTAAATTCCCACCTCAATCACTAAAAGACATTATTAAGAAAATTCAAGAAAACATCAAAAATGGTAAAACATTTCTCAATGGTCTAAAAGACAAGTTCACTAATCCACTAAAAACTTCGCTACAAGAAGCTGACAAAGCCATCAAAAAATTCACTGAAAATGGCTTTCAGGGTTTGAAGGATGCTCTGCCAGATCTGTTTGCAAAAACTGGATCAGTGGCAACTGCTAGAGATACTCTCCTTGGCTACCTTGGCAATGCTCAAAATGCCGCGAGCACGACGTTCTTAGGAATGCCAATGAGTCAATGGGCAACGCTTGGCAATACTCTGTATGAAGCAACACAGTCATTCTCAAATCATACAAATGAACTGTCTGGCGTCAATACTGAAGATAAAGTTCTGACGCTACAGACTCTTTACGGCAACGTTGTGATCAGCGGCGCGTCGGTCAATATCGCTTCGACTAATGTGGCGTCAGCAAACCTTTCTAAGTCAGTTTATCCATCGATGAATATTGGTTCGACGGTTGTGGTGAACAGCCAAGAGCGAATGGTAATCGGAAAGACGTATACTTCTGCTGGTGCAGGCACTGTTTCGGTTGACATTCTGACTGATAATACCAAGATCACAACTGCTTCTGTTGCAACTCTGAACCTTGCAAACATTGTGCTCGCTACAGGGTCGACGCTAAAAATTGCTGCTGGCATGTATATCAACGTCAACAGCGAGATCAAGCAGGTCAACACGATCAATGCATTGGGCGACTTCCTGACTGTGACTCGTCCATTTAGAAATTCGAATGCTGGCGCGACGCTTTATAAAGAAACTGGGTTTGTTGTAAATACTGCATATTCGACAACATCGACGGATATGACGATCAGCATCAAAACTCCAAATATTGCAAATACGCTATGCTTGGATAATGTAATTACTGGAAACGGGACCACGTTCACCAGTTCTCTGACTGCAAACAATAAGATCTATTATGGTGGAAAAGAGTATTTCGTCATTTCTGTCACGGATACACGTATCACAGTCGACGAGGCGATCGGATCCACAAGCAATGAGATTGTCTACAAGGTGACTGCTGAAACACCAGTAATGCGCATTACAGATTCCAACAGCCCTGGAGATATTTTGGCTGCGTTTGATGGACTTGATCAGCTGACCACCTCAATGGATTCAAACCTAACTGATGGAATGACAACTCGCTACATGACTTCAGACGGCACATACAGCACTATCGACTGCGCAACTCCAGTACACGTGACTCAGTCTCTGACCAAGCCGGAATATGTGAACGCTGTGACCAGAACCCTACAAGGGTTGCTGGATGATCTGAACAACGATGCCATCAGAGCATTATCTGACTCGGAACTGGTTGCGTATTTGAATCAACAGACCAATGAAATTAATGCTGTCAAAAATAAACTGATGGACAGCATCAATCAGGATCTTGCGGCAATTAATGCTGTAAAGGGAATGCTGGCTGGATTGCTGAAACTGTTCCAGGCTTCTTGCTCTAAGAAAAAGAAAGGCGATGATCCAGAGAATCCAGACAATACATCTGATGATTATCTAAAGCTGATTCTCAAGGTCGATCCATTGACTCAGGGTTGCTCGGCGACAGAATCAGACTTTATTGATACACTTGATACTGCCGATGCAGAGTTCAAGGGATATACTTACACTACACCGAATGTGGCTGTGCCAACTATCGCTGCGTCGACTCCACCAGATCAGTTTGACGACGCAGATTATACATATGGTCTTCAGCAGCAGCAGAACGCAGGCGGCGATGGTGATGTTTCAATCGACAACAGCCCAGATTCGCTATTACCAGCCAAGACTGTTGATCCATGCACTCAGCCGTGCTAACTAAATAAGCAAAAGGCGCAGAGAAGTAAATGGCATTAGAAGTCCGCACATACAAAGATATAGATCTGAATTTTACTGCTCACCCAGTCACAAAAGACGTTGTCAAGCGTACTGGGAATTCGGCGATCATTGGCGCATTGAGAAACCTCATTCTGACGAATCTGTATGAAAAGCCTTTCCAGCCAACATTTGGATCTAGAATCCGCTCTTTGTTATTTGAAGATGTGTCATTTATTACTGCCAACGTTCTGACAACAGAGTTGAAGAACTGCATCAGTAATTTTGAGCCTCGCGTCGGTATTGATGCGATTCGAGTTGAGGCTCAGCCAGAAGAAAATCGATATGCCGTTACTATTCGTTTCTATATAAACAACTTAGAAGCACCAGTTACAATAAACATGTTCTTAGAAAAGGTTAGATAATGGCAAATACAGATCAAAAACTAACAGTTTCAGAATTAGATTTTTCTGCTATTAAGAATAATCTAAAGACGTTTCTGAGAAGTCAATCAGAGTTCACAGACTTCGACTTTGAAGCTGCTGGCATGAATGTTCTTCTGGACGTGCTGGCGTATAATACGCACTATATGGCATTCTATAATAACATGATTGCCAACGAAATGTTTCTAGACACTGCGCTGCTTCGCGATTCAGTTGTTTCTCATGCCAAGATGCTTGGCTACACGCCAACATCGTATATCTCGCCTCGCGCAAAAATTAACCTGCAGATCAGCAGAACATCAGGCACTCAGACAAGCCTGACTCTACCAAAGTTTACGCGATTCCAGTCATCGCCGATTGACTCTGTTTCCTATGTGTTTGTCAATACAGATGCAATGGTAGGAGCCTATGATCCAACTTGCGGCAGATTCTGTTTTAATGATCTTTACATTTACGAAGGTCAGCCTCTTTCATACACATTCACCTATGATGTGACCAATAATCCAACGACATCGTTTGAACTTCCAGACGATGGAATTGATACAAACACTATCTCAGTAATCGTTCAAGAGTCGCCGACTAGTCTCAAGACTGAAAGATTTACTCTTGCAACCGATGCGACCACGACTTCAAATACATCATCCGTATTCTTCATTGACGAAAGCCGAAATGGTAAATACAAGATCTATTTCGGCGATGATATTATCGGAAAAGGTCTGGTAAATCGCAATATTGTAATTGTCACTTATCTAAAAACAAATGGTTCAGCAGCAAACAAGGCTAATTCGTTCAGCCTTGTAGAGTCAGTTGGCGGGTTCAGCACTCATATTATCTATCCATCTGAGGCTGCTTCTGGTGGGTCCAATCAAGAAAGCATCGATTCAGTAAGATCAAC